CTTTTCATAAGATCTTCGTCCTTTTTCGTTGAGTCCTCCTTCGGAGTTTTTTCCTGATTTTTTTGTCCAGGCTGCTCCTTCATTTGTTACCTCAGCTTGTTCTTTAACGCAATTGTTAACAACTTTGCCACCTTTCATTTTGGTGCCTTGCTTTTTATATCCTTTCCAGCATGACAACGCTTTTTCTTGAAAGTCTTGAAATGAAATTCCCTCAGATTTGTTACCATAGTTACCAGCACCCTTCTTACGGCACTGTACTAATCTACCACTAGCATATGCAGAAGGCCATACCTTTGCACTTGCTTTTACTTTCTTGTAGCAAGCATCCTTCTCGCCTGCTTTCTCATTGACAAATTCTTCTTTCTTGATACCAGCAACACGGTCAATTGCATTACCAATTGCTCTACCAATCTTGTCGCGCTTACGCTCTTTTGGTTTTGCACCAGATCCAGTCGTAGCACCTTTCGCTGCCAATCTACTAGCAGCAGTTCCAGACTTTGCTGCCTTCTGACGTTTAGCATAATCCATATAGGATTCGCCTTTCTTCAGTTTTTTGCTAGAGTCTGCTTTGGGTTTGGAACTAGAAGAACTAGCACCATCTTCACGGGCACGAGCATTGGCACCAGGACCACCCAACTTACGATCCTTCTCAGGATCTGGATGCCAATGGTCACCACGCTCTAGAATAGTTCCTTCAGTTGCCACGTTTTTCGCTTTCCCTTTTCTATTTGGATTTGGGTCTTCGGCATTCTTACGGCGGAATGCTGCGTCCTCTTCACCTTTATTTAGGTCTCTCTTCATCTTACTAGACCCACATTTAGGTTTAGTAGTCTGACCAGGTTGTTTTGCACAAGGTTTCCCTGCAAATTTACCACCCATCTGTACCCATCCCTTCTTACCATCAGAAGATTTGGACTTATTAAACCAATCATGGAGAGAGTCATCTCCCGACTTGTTTGCTTCTCCAATGGGTTTAGACTTTCCTGCTACTACAGCAGACCATGGGGCATAAAGAGGACCTTCATAATTCTTTGACATATCAACCGCCTACAACTTGCACTTCTTCAACAACAATTGCATTGCCAGTTGCAGCAATACTTACACAACGTTTAACGACTGCCTGAGGACCACTGTAAGCATAAGTGTAATCTGCAGCAGCGGCAGATGAATCAATATCAGTAGTGATAGTGTTTCCAGTTACAGCAGTAACTTTCTTACCTACTGTTCCTGCTGACAAGAAAGCAGCATCAATTGCAGGAGATGTGCTAGCATCCTCTACAGCAATGAAGTCATCTACAGAGAATGGGTGTGTGTCAGAAACTTCACCAAGGTTTGATCCAAGTTGATAATCTGCAGTAGCATCATCAACTCCCTTTACAATTTTTGCTTGACCAGGCTTACCACCTTTGAGTAGAAGTGCTTGATCTTGAATGAGGGTGATTGCAGGACCACCATTGAATGCAACTGTAGCATCACCTGCAGTTGCGACTACGCGATAGTATCCAGTCTGAACAACTTGATATTCGGTAGCATCAGCAGCAATTGCATTTGTGCTTAAAACATTTAATACTGTCATGTCGTGTTAGTTCGTGTCTTGATTATTTATCTCTTTCTGCTGCTTCAGCAATTTCTGTAGTTCCGAACTTGTCCCAACAAAGAGTGCGTTAGTTACACTACTAGGACCTTTCTGTTCTTCTGTATCAAGATCTTTCATCTTCTTCTGAAGATCAATTAATTTGTCTGCTGTATCTGCTACATGTTTGATGAGTTGACCAGCAACTTCATAAGCACGAGGATGATCTGACGCTCGTGCCACATCAAGTATTCCATCAACTGCCTCTTGACCTTTCATTACTAAGTTATGCAGTTGAGCACGAGAGTACTCATAGTCCTGACGAACGTCTGCAGTTTCGGATTTTTTTAATTCGTTCTTAGTCTCTTGCGCCTTCTGAATCTCAGTAGGTTCTGTTCCAAAAACTTGATTCAATCCATCAAATGTACTCATGGTGTAATATCCTCATCCGCTCCACTTATAGGATTGCGTTGTTTGTTATCAGTGAAATGTTCTAGAGTTTCTCCAAATCCAAAATCATCATCAGCATCTGCCGTGATAGGGTCGGGGACAACTGTGTATCTAACTTCTCTCGGTGCAGAATTAACGTTAGTAGAAGTATAAGCGTCGGTAATGACTTTGGTGATAGTGGAAGACTCACTGACTGGACCATAAACATAAGTTTTTACCGTAAATTGAAGCGTGTAGATGATTGCTCTACGAGAAGAAAAGTCACCTTCATACTGATCTTCATACCCTACACTATTCAGAACTACTGGAACGTCCTTAGTTTCATCCAAGTCTGGAACCAGTCTCATTGGTATATTGTATGATGGTTGAAAATAAGCAAGAATTTGCTCAAGAATTTCCAACCCATCTTCTTGATTCTTAGATATGATTGACAGTTCAAAACCTAAGTTATATGGAACTGGCATAAAAGCAGTCTTACTTTTATCGGTACTGCTTACTACAGTAACCTTTTGAGTGGGACTAACCTTTCTAGATGAATCGTAATCTAGGTTATTAATCTCAAAAGAGATTCTTGGAAGTGTAATCTGAACCCTCTTGTTAGTAGGGTCAGCATTTTGCTCCAGACGCGCCAGAAATTTCTGCTTAGGACCATAAGCTAGAGGTACTTTCATAACCTCATCGTCTTTGTGAATCTCAATATTGTTAAAGAGAGTACCAAATCCAACTACAGTTTTGCGAAAGATTTCGTGATAAAAATATTTTCCTAGCATCAGATTGTTGTGTCAGTAATAGAACCTATAGATCCAAATGGATTTCCTTCAGTGAAGTCTATAAATCCATCATCTTCAGTCTCAAAGCTGTAGTTTTGATCAGCAGAAGAGTTCGTATTATTTAGTGTATTATAAGATTCGGGACTCCAAAGAGCACCTGAAGTTTGTCCTTTGACAGTAGCACCAGTATTGAAAGTTCCAGTTCTGTTAATTACTTGGAGCTCTCTGGTAGAACTATTCCAGGACTTGACTTCTGCTCTAGTGTCTTTTGGTGAATAGTCAATTGTAATAGATGGGGCACTAGTGTAACCAGAACCACCAGCTGAAACAGTGACACCAGTAACAATCCCTGCAGCCGAAACCACCGCCGTTCCTGTCGCTCCACTTCCACCACCTCCTGTAATAGTAACTGTTGGCGGTAATGCGCTATTGTAATACTCACCACCATCAGTAACGGTAAACGAGCTTACCGCATCACCAGTAATTGTGGCAGTTGCGGATGCTAGGAATAGATCTCCAATAACTTCTTCACCAACTGTAAAGTCTCCACTACCGCCAGGATCCATTACAAGTTTAATTGCATTCGCAAATGCAGTTTCAATAGCATCAATTTCAGCAACGCCAGTATCAATCTCTTCGTCACTGTACTCAAACAGTTCGCACTGACATTCCCAAACGTAACCTTTACCCAACTGGTAGAAAGGACGTTCTACTTCTACAAACTTAATCTCAAACAAATGTTTAGTAATAGGAAACCAAATAAGATCTCCTTCATTAGGACGACCCTCTACGTTTAGCGCCGCATTGTCATCCACCTTTTCTTCAAACTTTGAACGGGAAAAGATAAACGTTGTTTTATCTTCAATCCTAATTCCAAACTTGCTAAGTAACTCGCCTTGCCCTTCCCATCCATCAACATTATTGACATAGGCTCTAACTTGGAGTGCTTGATTAAATTCGCTACTTTCAACCTCATTGAGGATAGTATCTTTATTGACATATGTTCTGGGAAGATAGTAGATGTTTTGACCATAGATCTCAATACTTTCTATGATCAAATTCTCCATGAACTTCTGCTCCTGAGCAGAACCATTTAAATTGATTCTGCAGCTAGAAGTGTAGTCCGATTGTACGCAATTTGACGGTGTGGGATTACTATAAGACATATTAACCTACGATATCCAATGGGGGCAGTTCATAAACCTTACGAATTTCTTCTTCTAATTGAACCTTCCTAGTGGAAGCATCTTCTAGAATTTGACGACCATTAAGAGTTACACCACCAAGCATTTGAATTCCATCATACTTACTGAGGTTACGACCCCATTGCTGCATGAATAATGCTTCACAATAATCTTTCAACCAATTATCATTATATGCACTAGTATGAATATCAGGATCAGTTCTCATGATACAGTCAACCATAATATAATTTCCTGGTTGCAACTCACCCCAAGAAAAATCTAAATGCAATTCATTTTCAATTTTGTTATAACGAATCCTTCTATTTGCACGAGAGTTTGTTACAAAATCTAGAGTCTCTAGATATTGAGAAGTCATGAAGTAATGCAGAATCTGACTGTTGTTGAATGAGTAAATATCATTCAAGAAAATCTGATACTTGACATTGAACATATTAGCAGGAACCACACTGCTAGTACTGAGGTTAGCATATACCTGATTTACTCCCACCACTCCTGGAGGAAGATCCACCTTCAAATTGTTTATTGCCCAGTCAGTTCCTGCTATATCTGTAGCTCCTTGAGCAGCAGTTTTAATAGCTTCAGTAACTTCAATTTTGATTAGTTCTGTGTTAGAACCATCGTAATGATATTCTTGCCAGTAATCAATCGCTTCCTCAATAAGGTCATCCAACTGCTCATCACACACGTTGATGTCAATTGCAGGATAACCTAACCTACGGAGAGCATAATTTTTTAACTCAGTTTTGTTAGCGGGTCTAGTTGCAGACATGTGTTATCAAGCGAATGAGGATAGAGTTAGAGTAGTAACATCATTTGCACTGACGACTTCTCCGACTTTGAAGAATCCATCAACGGTATCAACGGTGATTGCTTGGGTATCAATGTTAGTGATAATTCCAGTGGTGCCACTTTCAGAACCTGTTACAACTGCACCAAGTTCCATTGTAGTAACGTCGGTCAGTTGCAGACCTGCATTAGTGGCAACAGTAGCAACATCAACTGTACCACCTGCAGCAGGGTTGAGACCGTCCGCTCCAGTGGGTTGAACAATAGTGATTGTCTCACCAGCAACATATCCAGTACCACCGTCGTTAATAATAACGTTAGTGATTGCACCAGCAGAGGCAGTGATGTTAACAGTCAGTGAGGCAGAACCAGATCCACCTGTTGTTGCCAGAGCAGTTCCTGTGACATAGTTAGAACCACCTGCAAGAGATGCTAGGTTCAGTGACAACACTTTACCAGCATTAGCATTAAGGATAAATACGACCTCATTGACAACGTAATCGGAACCAGGTGTATTAACCGTAGCAGCAGTGATACGACCCTGTGCATCAACAGTAGTATCAACCGTTAGTGAAGTACCTGTACCACCTGTTGTGGCGACATTAGTTCCTGCAGTAAATCCTCCACTACCATTATTTGTGATTAAAGTGGTAACAGCAGCACCAGGTGTAGGATCACC